CTATTGTCAAATACGTTAAAACTAGCTTTTGCTACTGTTGCAGATGCTGGTTTCTGGTTGTTTATTAAGGCTCTGCCCTCTCCAGCACCTAACATTTGGTACTGCAATGCATCGTGTACGTGCGAAAACATATTTTTATCAGGTTTATCTGCGTATCTTTCGCCAGAAACCTCCATACGTCTGTACTGATACCCACCTTCAAAGCCCTTTATTAGCTGCTGACAGCGTGGATCTATAAGAAATGCTGGCTTTCCGTCTGCCATTTTCTGTAATTGAGACGCAACACTCTCTAATCTTAGGTCAACAGAATTAGACGGAGCAGGGAAAGCACGCAAACCAGCACCACGCAGTATGTGAAAGGGCGTTGATTCATCAGTTTGAGCGCGGAAATCACCAGCAGGGTCGCCATATATAAATACCTCCGAGCAAGTTGAGAACCTAGTAGCTATCTCTTGGCGCAAAACCTCTGCAAATCTAACAATACCCATGTCAAATGCAACGATTTCTTGCTGTATTAACCACCTACCACGCACCTTTTGCCCCATTGTAGCAGCAGGTGTAAGCCCAAAATCTATACCAATGTATAGGGGTAGTCCTGCAGCGATAGGTATTTCCTCTTTTGCTACGTGCATATCACTAGCAAACATCTGATAGATAGGTTTACCCTCTTGGATAGAGCCTAATTTGTTCATAACGTACACGTCAATCCAGCTTTTTGTCTTACCACGTATCAAATTAGGGTAGTAATCCTGACGCATATACTCCCTATTCTCTGCTACATCGTTAGGAACGTAGTCATCTATCTCGCCATCTTCGTCAAACTTCTCAATCATACCGCTAGGTTGGGTATAAAACGACCAGTTGTCGGGTTTTACCAACATTTTAGCCTGTTCTCTAGGAATATGGTCAGGCACTGGAACTTCGCCGGACATGATAGGCCACCAATGATCTTCTTCTGGAGCGTTGGTATCACAGATAACGCCTGTCCAAGTAGCTCCTCCATCACGCATAGAGGGAAAACGACCTACACGCATGGTACATGCATCGATAATTGACTTAGGAATCTCTCTAGCTTCGTTAACCCATATGCCTGTTAGCTCTAAAGATAGCAATTTCTTAACATCTTCTGGCCTATCAAGTGCTAAGAAGAGGACTTCAAGCTCCAGATCACCCTTTTTTATCATATGTGTATAGGGAACTGACCAAGTAAACTTGCCCCAATCCTCTTCTGGAAACCAATCAAGCCATGTTTTTATGGTTGTAGTCTTTAACTGTGGGTTTGTATTACGGATTATCGCCCATCTGCTGCGGCGTATCCCTTGTTTATTAGGTTTTTGAGCTAGTGCGCGTCTAAAAATTTCTACGCAACAAGACACTGACTTGCCAGAACCAACAGGCCCACGAATGCCACGAAAAAATGTGTCGTCTTTCATAAACGCCTTAACAACTTCGCCATCCGGCCTGTATTTAAAATCTATCACTTATCTAATATCTTATTATCTATGCCAACTTTAATCATTCTTGCTGCAATTTCGGGGCCAATAGCCTCAATTATCTTGTCAGCTTCGTGATCTGTCTGAAAATCTTTAGGATGATGCTTCATATGTACTATGCGCACCACCCTACGTAGTGTATCGCGCTCTTTAGGCTGCAATGTATTAAGGAAACTCACAGTTACTTTTCCTTTTTAAAAGGTGTCGCTCTAGTTTTGCGTGGTTTTTTAGGGGCTGCTGCCTCTTTTACTTCTATCAAAGGCTTAGAATCGCGTGTGCGCGTCTTTCCTGAGTAGGTATTACCAGCTAATTCGTGTGTGTCACCCTTATATGGGTCACCATTTTTAAATGTCCAAGCCATTATTTATCCTTTTTCAATAAAGTTTTCTTCTTAGGGAAGCCAGCTTTCATATTTTTGTAAGCCTTATCGCTAATAGTAGAGTTCTTTTTAGATCTACTAATCCCTTTTTTCTTACGCTTATTTATGTTTGCATATAATCCTTCAGGCATTTTTCTTTTTATTCCTTTTGCTAATGGCTGCTGCTTTTGACTTAGCATCAGCTTTTGACGAAGCTCCCCATGCCTTTAGGCTAAGAAGAAGTCTAGTGGGTTTACCATCTTTATCACGCTCTGGCCCTCGCATACCACTCATTCGTGCTAAGAAAGAAGCTCTCCTTGGGTTATCCCCAGACTTAACAGGAGCTTTAAGAGTACCACCTTTATAGCTTCTTCGACCTTCTTCGTTAAGACCACCCTTGGGATTCTTCCCTGCTTTACGTGTCCACGCTGGTGTCTTACTCATTTGCTATACGGCATTAGCAAGCTGCGCGCTAAGTCCTTATTCTTAGTCTGCTTTGCCAAACCCCTAACCATTGTCTCTCTATTCTTATCAGAGCGTCTCTTACGATTAGGATCAGGTATGTCAGCCATACCATCTTCAGTACGCTTAACCTTATCACCCACTGCTAGGGAAGGTAACTCACCATAGTCCTTCTTCTCTTTTTCATAGATCTCTTCAGTCTTTGCAGACACCGATCCGCCGCCACCACCAAAACACATTACTCAGTCTCCTTTGTATATCCACTACTTTTCAACGCCTTCTTAGCTGTAGAATTATCAGCACTGTTATCAAACGTCTCCGGAAGCTTATCACCAAATCTACTCATTTACAAAACCCTTTTTATTAACAATATTTTTTCAAGCTTTTTTCGCTAATCATGTGAGTGAGGGATCACTAGCTAAGTAACTATCTAGGTTTTTTAACCCCCCTACCCCTATCCTAGATCTATAGACACCTTAATATCTCCTGCAAGCTGTACCTGACTCCTATCTACTGGCTTAAACCCTGCTCTATCCAATAGATCCTTGCTAGCTTCTAGCTGTACGTACTCACTCTTAGCTTGCTTCGCTAGCCCTGCCAACTGGTGTACGGCGGCTGGAGCATGTCTGCTAAACTCCTTCGCTACTACTTCCATCATGTACTGTTGCACATGGGCTAGCTTCATACTCTTCTGTGCAGTAACTCTTCCGCTGTCGCCTTCAGCGTATCCAGCTTCTTGTGAGGCTTGTGTAAGATTCCCACCATTTGCTACATATGCATCAACGAGTGCAGTCTGTTTCTGTGTTAACTTCCTTAGTGCTATGTTTGTCATACTAACTCCTACTGTAGCCCCCCTCTCCCTCTCTCCCCCCATGTTTAGCACTACAAATACACCCCATGTCAACGCACAAAACGTGCATCAGGCTATCTATCTTCCTCTTGTATGTTATGTAACTGGTACTACAAGGTACTACAAAAGATATGCTTTCGTAAATATTCCATGTCATCACTTCATCGCTCTCGTTGCTGAAATCTATCTTGTAGTTCAGCAAGCGCGTGCGTCTCGTTTGCTTCAGCCATATCTGCATACCTCTAAGTGAGTAGTAATTACCTCTGACTTGACCTGCATGCCAGCATCGAAAATCCACTGCAACCACTTTCCTTTATCACTAACTCCTGTCTGTATTCTATTCTATGCTTGCCTTCCTTACATCTGGTCACAGGCGTGGAAAGAAGTTGCTGTGGACAAGGGTCTGAAGAAGACCTTTTCGTTACTGGCTCTTGGTCTGCATCAGAGGGAATTACCCCTCACTAACTAGAGGTACTAGATATGACTAAATCAAACTCAACACCCACACTTACAGAACTAAAGCTAGCTGTCATCAACTATCACGATGGTGACAACATGGAATATTTACAAAAGAATATCTCACGCGATGCGTGTTATACAAGTTACAATAGTTTAACATACAAGAAGAAGATGTTAGCTGATGCGGTTACTGACTTCGAATCATATGTTGCAGAAGGCAAAGACATCGCGGCAGAAAGAGCTTGCGAAAAAGCTGAACGCATCGAGATAGAACTTGAGCAACTCATTGAACGTCACGAAGCTGACTTGCAAGTATACGTCATCATCAACGAAGGTGAAGAATGGAGCATGACAGTCAAGCCTAAAAGCAAGGCATCACTAGCATCTAAACTAGCAGCAATGCAAAAGAGGGTGGCGTAAGCCCCCTCACTACCAAGGAGATACTCAATGTTAGATATATTTCAACAACGTCGCAATGAACGTCGCAATCTAGGTTACACTGATACAGAACTAGATCGCGAAGAAACAAAGGATCGCATCTGTATCTTTTTATATGCAGCCACAGCGTCCGGTATTGTAACCTTGACATCGGTGTTGCTCCTCTTTTGAGGGGCTACATCTTGTGCTTGGCGTTGCATCGAGGTCATTATGTGGTGGGTTGTGTTGCGCACGCGCACCATGTAAGCTATTGAAAATGAAATGGAAAAGGAAAACCAAATGAAAAAAGAAACAATGTTTAACACGCCAGATTACAAGGCGTTAGATTATTTATTTAACACTGTATACAAACAGATCGTTGCATCAGGTATGCTAGCTGACAAGTACATAGAAGATAATGATTGTGAATTGTCTAAAGAAATTAAAGAAAGCAATCCATTCTCAATCATATCACTGATGCAAATCAAAAACTTTATTGTAACTAACACACCAACAGATGGGTGTGATGACTGCGCATACCTATCAATGGACACTGATGCAGTAGTCAACGTGTGTCCAGAGTGTGCAGAAGAAAGGACTTAATATGAAACACACACAGTTAATTAAGTTTATGCGTGAGCAAACAGATATGTATCCATACAAAGTAATTAAACTAACTATGGATACATGCAGCAGGGATGTAGCAAACATGATTGACCATCATCTTGCTCAAGAAATTATACATCAAGATGGTGAACGTAGCTTGCATCATGCTTATCAGCGTGAAGCGTTTATGAATAAAGTAGCGGAGCAATTCTTAGATCTGTATCCGCATGAAAAGATAGAGGAGTATTACCCATGATAGAAGTATACGATTGCTTTCAACGCACATGGTGGAAAGACAATGACGACTGGCCTAATGGTTTAGAACCACACGCTGGTCGTAAGAATTACTATTTCAAAAACGAAATAGGTAGCGAGACACACGCCTTCTTTACTGAAGAGGAGGCTGTAGATTTTTGCACGCAATGGAACGACACGCATGATGCAGGTCGATATAGCTGCAAAGCAGAGTACCAAGTAAGAGGTACAGGGAGATAACAATGTCAGGAAATGGATTACATAAATACGTAGTAACTATGCATTACGAAGAAGGATTTACTGTAAGAGTAATTGCTAGCAATGAAAAGCAAGCAAAAAGAATTGCTTTCTGTCGTGTTGCAGATGAAGGAACAGACTGTACTGGTTACCTTAAATCAGTACACAGAGACTATTCCGTCACAGATATAGAGGAGATTACAAAATGAATATAACTATTATGAATGCAAGTAAGGTTAGGCAAGTGCGTAAGATCTTCAAAGATTTTACTGCTCTTGAACTCAAGGTAACTGATACCAAAGGCAATGATGACTATATAACATTGCACTTTGACAACAACAAGCAGCTTAAATGGGAGGCACTACCAGATGACGAACACAATTAAAACACCGCCGATGACACGGCAGCACTATGAATTTATAGCAGATCTAATGGGGCCAATGGTTGCTTGGCCTTCACATCTGATTGACATTGCAGATGCATTAGAAAAAACAAATCCTAAATTTGTGCGCAAGAAATTTCTTGAACGAGCAACCAAAGCATGGGAGGATAATCAAAACATAGGAGAGTTAGATGACACAATTAGATTCTGAAATTGTAGCTAAGTTTAATGATTGTCCTGAATGCGATGGGACTGGTGTGTTAGTATACGCCAGTCTCAACGATGACATACCATTGAGATCATGCACAAATTGCAATGGCAATGGGTATGTAGAGATGGATAAACTTGACTGGCTTGATTGACTGCTGCATAACCGCAGTATGATACAAAGTTATTGGCATACCATACAGGAAAAACATAAGGGATTTGATATCCCTT